CTAGCTCTAGATTTGGCTTTAGCCCATTTTTCTGGATCTCTTTTCTTTGCTACTTCAGTCATGCTACAAACTCACCACCAATGAACCATTTGTAATAACTTGAACCGTGCCTATTTGCCCAGTTCCGCTTAACCCAGATGTGTCTGGATCAGTAATATAAATCCATGCAGTCCCACTCCAAACCTGTAGGTTGCCAATCGAACTATTCCATATGATATCACCAGCTTGAAATTTAAGTTCATCTAATTCTGATGCAGTAAACTGAGGCGTTTTGTCTGGATCAAACGCATCAAGGCTTAGTTCAAGCAGCCTTACTGTCTTATTGTATGTGCCAGCAGCAACAACTGGGTCTGTTTCAAATGGTAATCTACCTTGTAAAAGCTTACTCATCTTCTACCGTTTGGCCTAATATCAAGTCGAGTACCACCAACTCTAAACCCAACTCCTTCTCTTACGCCAACGGATGCATCATCATCTGATTCAAACCTAACCACGGCTTGTCGAGCTCTAGCTCTCATGTCTATCTTGGTGGTAGATGCAGTAAAACTTGTGGTTTGATCTGTTGATAAAGAATCACCAGGATAGTTTCTTTCTTTTAAGACAACATTAATCTGTTGCCCACTGCCTCCGCTGCCTGTGAATTTAACGTCAGGAATCATACGCTTAATAAACTGAAACTCTTCTCCATCGCCTATATCAAAGTCAGCAGACTCAACAAACACGTTGTCCATTGGAGATCCGTCATCATCATTCCCTGTCTCATGCTGATAAAGATATGGAGTAGAGCTTGATTTGCCAGCCGCTCTTGGGAAAGCAACAATACCTTCATCTAACCAGGCTGTTCTTTCTAGCTGCCCAATCGCCCACGATTGTTCAACGTAGTTATAAGTGACATATCGATCAATTGAGGTTGTCCCAGAAGAACAATAAAACCAACCAACCTCATTGAACTGTTTGTTTAAAAAACCAAAGAACTGATATGCCTGACCTTCTTCTAGGTCATCAAACACATACGAATGAACACTACATGGGACCGGAGATACCGCTCCTGTATAAGCATAAAATCCTTTCTTGTCCATCCAGAACACACCAGATGGTGTATTGATTGCAGCATTAGGGCCAATCAAGCTAACGCCTTCATTGATTAGATTCAAACCAAACGTAAGCGGTGGGCCTACGAACTGTAGGCTATACAAAGCTACATCTGTCCAAATCAAAGTTTCTTGTCTTGCTCTAAGTCCTCCAATAATTTCTGACCCTGCGGAACAACGCAAAGAACCAGCCGTATTATCTGATTTAGGTTCCCACTCTGCTGGGTTTTCCTGATCAGAAAAAGCAATTAACAATGGATCGATTGATCCAGAGCGAGAACCACCACTGATTGGGTCAACGCCCAAGACAATAACGTGTCGATCTACATCAGACACCAACACTTGCAATCCTTTTGTTGGAGTAAGGTTAGCGCCTGTCAATGCACTCAATGCAACAGCTCTGTCTGTGCCAAAAGTTTTTGCACTAGTGTCCCAGTAATAAACACCGCCAGCACGGACGTTGGCAATCAAGTCTTCACCAAAACTATCAAAAGACCACAGTCTTAACTGATTTAGATTACTAAGCGAACTGGTAGAACCCCAACCTCCACCGCCCCAGGTTCCAGAACCCCAACCTGTGCCATCAACAAATACATCAAGGCCCACACTAATCTGGTAAGCGCCAACAGTAGACCCGCCACCATTGCCGCTATCACTAGCATTTGCAGTTACTGTTGCGCCACTCGTATCTTTAGCAGTAATGGTGTAAGTGCTGGTAGAAGGCACAGTAGCTATCTCGTACTCTTGGTTTATGACCGCTGCTACGACATTACCTCCTAGTGATGCTGCCCCACTAAAAGTAACAAAGTCACCCTGTGAAGCGCCATGAGCAGTATCAGTAACAGTTAATGTACTTGACCCATTAGTTGCTGCAAATGTTACATCTCCAGCAGCAGTGGTGCTACGAATTGGTGTGATGTCGTTATAGTTTGTTCCTTCTTGTATATACAGTTTGGTTCGAGTTCCAAGACCAAGAAGCTTTGTGCCAGCCAGATCAACCCAACCTAATAGCTTTCTGCCTGTGCCGTTGTAAGAAGTCTGAATGACCTTTGTCCAACCACCTATCTTTTCAGCAAAGCCTTTGCGAAACCTGACTAGGTTACCGTCAAACCAACCGCCCTCTGCGGTGTAATCGGTTCCCTCTTTATTGATACCAGGATTAAACAGAAACTTTTGAAGGGGCATTACTGATATTCTCCTGTTCTTATCATTTCAGTAACCTCTGGTGCGCGACCCTTAACCTGTTCAGCCCACCTACTATCCATAAATTCATCAGCAGCACGGTCATAATCTTCAGAAGCCATAGCTTCCAAAGCTTTTTTAAATCCTCTTAATCTGGTCTGACCAAGATTAAAAGACATGTCTATCATGGCATGCTGCCTTGCTTCATTAAGCCCACCAAACCAATAGTACTCATCAGAGAGCTCTTCTTTTACACGCTTGATATCGTTATCCAAAAGATAATCAACCTCTTCATTAGAAAGGCCCAAGCCAGAGTCTGCGATATTGCGTCCTACGCCTATGGTTTCGTAACCCTCGCTACACATATAAACGAAGTTTTTTACACCTTCATGCCTTCTAAGCATTTCTCTTAATTGTTCACTCATTAGTTTCAGTCTCCTGGTCATCTAATTCGCGGTAATATTTTAAGATACTCAACACCTGACGCAAATACCTTTTTACTTCAGCCATGTTAGTAGAAAGGTTTTCATATCCCTTTGTTGTCAACGCATACCACGCATTGGTTGGCGCGTTGCCTTCGTTTAAATCATCAAGATATTCCTGCATAAGTTCTGGGTTCAACACGGTCCATTCGACTGGTACAGGATCTATTTGATTAGGCAATGGAGGATGATAGGTAGGCGCTTTCTTTACTACCGTTAACACTTCTACAGGCTTCACTTCAGGAATATCCCGACTTGAACCTAGTATAGAGCAGCCGCTAACTAGAAGTAGAGCTAGGAATAATAGTGCTTTCATCAAACTGCGTTTCATCGGTAATGGTTTTAAGATCATTTAACACTGACTTCGTACCACGATTGATAATGTTCTCTATTAGTTTTGGCTTCCTGACGGACAATACATCCATGGAATGCCGTGAGAACTTTTTTCTAATATCGGTTACCTCGTTTTGAGCCACCATGTTTTCTTTCTGCAATCTCTCTACTTGAGAAATCATGAGCTTATGGTTTTGAATGGTTTCCTTTAGGTTCTCGTTTTGTTGCTCAATGGTTCCTTCAAGCATCTTTTGGTTTTGAATTGACTGTTCAAGTTGTAAATGAAATGACTCTATTTCAGCTTGAGTCTTATCGTAATACATCTTAAATGAGCCTGCTAAAAGTAATAAACCTAACCCTAATCCTGCACTAATCTGCCACATAGTTTACTCTTGGTTATGGGATTTCAACTGTTGTTGTCTAATCCACTCTTTAATTTTTTTTTATCCACAGTTTTTTGCTGTGCTTGTTTAGCCATAATTATACCAAATAGTTTATAGAGCTTTCTTGTCTGGCGCGTTCCATTTGGACTTTGCCATTCTTTGCAATATACAACGTAGCATTTAATTGCTCTACTCTTTGTCTGCGCTCTTCAACTTGCAGATCATCCATAAGCCTCTGATATTTTTGTTCTGCTACCTGTCTCCAAGCTATTTGATTTGTTGGTGTTGTTGCTCCTATATCCATCATTTAAAAATCAGTATGATCCCTCCAATCAAAATAAATGCACAGAGAATGCCAATAGCACTCACCCCCATAATTAAATATATCTGCCTAAGCATTTTCTTTCGAGCTGCTGCCCTAGCTTTGATGGCTTCCATCTGTCGTTTATGAGCCGCTTTTTGTCTTGCCTTAGCCTCGTCCCAACGCTGCAATAATGCAGGATCGTGAATAATTAACATGTCGTGCAGCGATTTTTCCCATTGATCGCGTCTATGCTTGATGCTTTCAAGTTTTAAGAGTTCTTGAGATGACAGGTTGTTGATAACCGAGTCTTTTTTGTCACGCTCAAAAGAATCTAGGGCATCACTAAACCCCTGCATCAATTCAACTGCTTTTGACGCACCGTCACCAACCTCGTTCAGTTTATTAATAGCGGTGCTGATGGTGCTAAGGATTGCACCGGCGGCGGCGACTGATTCTATAATCATGGTAAACCTCTACGGTTTACGCGACATATAGGCCGTAGCGCCGAAATAAAGACCTATAATAGAAGCCTGGCTAAGGAACAACATATCACTGAGCGAGGACAAGGTTGAAAGGCGAGCTTCTGGAACAAAAGGTAAAAGAGGTAATAGTGAATATAACACCATAGAAGACATTGCCACCCAGGCAATGCGTCTTTGTGAATCTTGTTTTTCTTCTCGTAAGTCTAGTTCTAACATTTGTGTGGCACGTTCAAGTTCTTCATCACTAACCGTGCCATCCTGGTCAATATCGTATTTAGCCCAAACTGAATTTTCTTGTAACTTCTTAGCCATAACTAATCCCAAAACTTTTGATTGGCTCCAGCCATTACTGGCTTACAGTAAGCGGTTATGTTGTGTTGTTTGATGCCCCCTCTACAACGGACATCTCTGCAATTATG